AACCAAGAGAACTGGTTGATAGATGTTCTTGCCATTAATCCAGCAATATCACCATTTAGTGGGATATATCTGAATTCATTATTGAATCTATCAAACATATACTTATAACCACTATCAAATACTGCATAAGATGAAGAAGGTAGTGGATCAAAGAAGTCAATTACGTTTTCTGTTTGTGTATCTGAACTACTTACGTTCACAACACCATTTCTCCAAGGAGATATACATGCAATACAGTCTTTTCTTGTAGATGCTAGATCAATAAGTTTTCTTGCCTTTGCTTGTGCTTCTGCATTTGAAGTTCCAGATGATGGACCTTGAATCAAGAAGTTAATTGAATATTCTGCCTGATTAGTGAAATTATCATATGCAGTGACGATATCACCAAGTGATGCACCATATCCACCAGTAGCGGAGTAGTTTTCACCACCTGCTAATGTGTATGTGCTAACACCGATACCAGCAAAAGTAACACCCTGTGCATTAGAACCGACATTACCTGTTCCAGATAAAGTCCAGTTTGTGCTACCTGCTGTAGCAGTTAAACCTGTTGCTGTTCCTGCATCAAATCCACCAGCATAAACGTTAGTTGAAACTTTTGATAGGTAATCTTTATAGTAAACTGCTTCTGATGGAGAAATTTTACCATCCTTTGCTTTTGAAAGTCCTAAGTGTTTTTCAACAATGTTACCTGCGATTCCAGTAACACTTCCTGTATCGTCAACAACTACAATGTGAATCTCATCATTCTTACCTGATCTTTCACCTGCAAATTCAGATGTGCCAGGTTTTTCTGCAATTGCTTTCCAGAAAACTGTTGAGTTTGTAAGTCCTAATGTTTGCTTATCATACCAATCACTAGGTGTTGCTGTATTAAATGTTGCGTTTGTTGCACTTGCTGTAGTAACAACTTTGATTGGATACTGAGTAGTGGATGTTGATGAAGTTCTTTCAAACTTAAATGTTGTCATCGCACCAGCAGTAGATATTCCTGTGATTGCTTTATCAACAGAAATTATACTAGCACCAATTCCAATAACTGTAGTTCCTGCAGCAACAACACTTGTTCCAGCAGTCTTAGAAACAACATCTCCTAATTGAATATTTGCTGTTGCAATACCACTAATTGAAGCATCAAATGCTTCGTTTATCTGACCAGTTACAGTTGCAATTCCTAAACTTGTGCTTGTTGTAGTTGTAACAGGTGCAATGAATGCTGATGTGCTTCCTTGCTTATAGGTTGCTGCTGTAGATACATTTGATGTTGATACCTTATCAACTATCTTAACATCAACTGTGTTATTTGTTGTATCAACTGCTGTGATAACACCTCTTAAGAAACCTGATGCTGATGATGTGGTTCCAGAACCAACTTCTAATCTACCATCGATTGCTTGTGTTACACCTAAACCAACCATTCCTGCAGTAACTCCAGAACCAACTGAAATTCTTTGATCTGCAAAGTCGTCAATCACACATACTTTTAAATCGTTCAAGCATCTGCCAGGATACTTTGATGCGTAATTAAAACTTGTTGCGTTTGAATAACTGTTTACGTAATCTTCGTAATTTTTAATTTTTACTGTTGCACTTTTATCGTTTGCATTGTTTAAAGTGCTGCTATCTGCTCTTACTACCCTTAAAACACCACCGTAAGATAAGTAAGACGATGCGGTCATCCAATACTCGTACTGAGCATCATCTTCTTTTGGTTCTCCAAATGTAGCAAGTAAATCTTGTTCTGTCTCAATAAGTGTTGGTACATCTACAGGTCCCTTTTCAAAAGGACCAGCGATTGCACCCACTTGCTCATTGATAGCATCTACTCTGCCAATAGTCAAATCAACTTCTCTTACCTTGGTGCCAGGAGATACTAAGTTAAGTGACATGTCTTTTCCCTCTAACTGGTTTCAAATTTTTAACTAATAATATTTATAAATCGCCTTTCCTTACATGCATTATTACATGTACTCCCACATGTAGGATCTATCTCCATACTCGTCTACGTGCCACCTATCTCCTTCGTCGTCTACGAAAGATGATTCACCTGATATACCGTCTGATATGAATCCAAATGGTGCCATATCTTGTTCGATTTGATTCTTCTGCTCTTCGTATAATCTCTTTCTTACGTCTTGATCTGTAAGTTCTTTAAAGTAATCTTGTGCGACTAACCATGAATATATTACAAGACACATTGCAAGGTCATCATTACATCCCTCTTCTGCTTCAAATGAATTACTTTTAGATATGAATGTAGTGAGTTCTGATAATATTTCATAATCTTTGAATAATACTTTATCTGCCTCTACCATTGTCTTAAGGTTTAATGCACCAACCTTTTTAACAGTCTTTGACATCTTAACTCCAAGTTGAGTTTTCTTTCCACTGAATCCTTGTCCTACAACTTGACCTGCACGACCTCTCATTGAACACATCAAAAGATTTTCATACTCTAAATCAAAGTTAAGTATTGCAGCGACCTGATCACCGATGTCATTCACTTCACATAATATGAATGCATTATTAAATGCGGTGCATGTTTCATATATTATGTTTGGAAACAGCATAGGTTTGATTTCATTGTTTCGATACTTAGCAACTATCTTATGAGGGAAACTGGTAATATCAAAAACAACAAAGGCAGAGTAATCCTCACTAACTCCTCTTGCAACGTCAACTGTAATTACATACTCATGATCTTTTATTGCTGTTTCATGTATGTCCAATCCAGCATTTCTCTGTATTGGATTCTCATAAGTTAAAGCTCTAAGTTTTGATGGTGCTATCAAAGTATCAACAGATCCTAAGAACTCACACTCAAACTCAATTTTAAATTGCTGTTCTGATGTATTAGCAATGGTTTGAAGTTTCCATTCTTCGTTTCTTCCGGGAACCTCTGACCAGTGAACATCAGTTGGAACATATTCATTTTTTCCTCTTTCCGCATCATGCCAGTATCTGTAAAAATGATTCATACCATGAGGGGTAGAAACCATTATTACTTTCGTTGATTTACCAGAAGTAATAGTAGGATAAACAGATGCAAAGAAGGACTCCGCAATATGGTTTGGAACGAAAGCAAATTCGTCGAGGAAGAGGATATTGAACGACATGCCTCGGACAGCACTTGCAGACGTAGAAGCAGCCAGTATCTTTGATCCATTTTCTAACTCCAATGATCCTTTATTCCATGACAAAACACCTTGTTGCATCCACTTAGGTAAATTTTCATAGGCAGTTTGTAATCTACCCAGTAAGTCTCTAGCAGTTGCAGCTTTGTTTGCAAGAATACCAATGTTTACATTATCATTAAAAACTGCATAATGCAATAGATAAGCAACAGACGTAGTAGACTTACCAGTCTGTCGAGGCATTTTACAAATATTAAATCTATTATTATGAAAATTATTAATTAACTTCTCTTGAAAATCGTATGGTGCAAATTGTACAAGTCCCTCATCAAGAGAAACAATCTTTACATGATTCTTAGCAAAGTAAACAGGATCTTCTCTGCAAGCAACAAATTCTAAAATTTGTTCCTTTGTAAATTCTTGAGCAACATTTGCTTTTTTTAAAAGCGGGTTACCAAGATATACTTGATCCTGTGTTTGCATAATAATCTCCTACGTCATTTCGTAACGACCAAAACGGTCATGTCCTATATTCTTATTTAACATAGATGCATCATGTTCAATTGTTTTTCTTGTCAAATCTAGTATTTTTTGTAAATTATCTGCTTTCTTCTTTAACTCCTCGATCTTCTTAGTCTCCTCCTGTTTGGACGAGTGGTTCTCCGGGGTCATAATCGTCTACTTGGTAATTCCAGAGTTTAGCACCGGGATACACTTTTCTCACTTGATCCTGTACTTCTCTGCGTGATGGTTTTTTGACTGAAGGGAAAAACATTTGTATCATATAGTTTCCTCCTCTCCATGCCAAAGCTGCGGATATTATGTTTCCGACTTTTTGGTAATTTGGTAATCTTGTTGCTTCTGATATTTGAATAAAACCTTTTGTTGGTCTGAGTGGTTCTGGTTTTATAATATCAATTACGTCTGCAAAAATATTTCCATCTGCGTCCTCGATAGAAACATCTTCACTAAGAACTTTATCTCCAACTTTTACATCATGTTCTTTAAACCAACCTTTGTTTACTTCCAATGCAAATAGTATCGGTGAGTCTGGGCCAATGTGTTCGGCACTAAGTGGTTTAAGTTCTTTTATACTTTCAATAATACCCCACTTGTCGATAAAAGCAATATCAAGAGGGATAGTTGTATTCTTCATATGAAATGAATGGTAGTTCACTTCATCAAAAATAAACAACATTCCACTGTCTTCATTTAGACTTTCTCTAAACATAAGACCTGATTTCCACTCTCCCATTGTCTGGGGAATTTCGACTTTAAGTGGTAGTAAAAATTTCATAACTCAATTATTTAGGTAATTACTTAGTTTTATCCTCCATTACCGCCCCCGCCACCACCGTTACCACCGCCACCGTTGCCACCACCGTTGCCACCATTTCCGCCACCATTCGCACCGTTCCCATTTCCGTTAGAAGTTCCGTTACTGCCGTTCCCATTTCCGTTTCCATTTTTGTGACTGTGACTGTGGTATCCTCCGCCATAAAATCCTCTACCATATTTAGTAGTCATTTTAACACATTTTTTCTTAATAGGATCATAGTAAGATCCCTCTGGACATTTTGGTCTTTCGACAGATTTTGCTGCCTCTTCGATAAAGTCGTTAAGTGATTTCATAATCCTACGATTGTGAGAGGGTCTGAGGTTACAGTTGCTATACCAGTGGATCCTAATTTAACTCTATTAGATTCAAAATTTAAT